GGTGTGTGCATATTTTGTAAAGGACATATCAAGGCAATGTGAACAATTAGATTATGGCTCAGTCTGGTAGAAAAACTATTAAAATAGAAGCACCTATACTTGTCACTAGTGACGGAACACCAGTATGGATGGATGATGGCAAATGGGCAATGGATTTTTTTGATTGGTTGTCAAAGGTTAAATTAAATGACAAACTTTCAGGTTTACAACATCTGCAAAACAAAATAAAATTAACGTTTGTGTCCGCAAAGGATTGCACAACATTTGGATTAAAATATGCCGGAAAAAGAAAAAAGTAAAAGAAAATTTTTTGAATTACGTAATGGACTCAAAGCAGTAGATTACAGAAACAAAGACTACTACGATAGAATAGATGACCACGAGAGATCGTTGTATTCACCTTACATGTTGATGAGATATGCATCTAGTGTGTCGTCTAAGGATAAATTTTATGTTGAACATTATGTAGAAATGGTCAACGAATGTGTGAATAAACATCTGTTCACATTGTCAAGCAAACATAAAAAATTATGCTGGATACTGACTGCTATGTGTGGTGCGTTAAATCAACAGTTCCATCCATGGATAAAACCAATGAAACGTGTACCTAATAAGTCGCTGAAACAGTTACAACAGTTGTATCCGAATGCCAAAGAAGCAGATCTAGAAACATTAGATACAATAATCACTGACAGAGAACTTGAACAATTATTAGAGGAACATGGAATCGAATCAAAATAAATGCACGTACTGTGGCAAGGTTTTTGCTAGAGAAAGAACTTTACAAGTACATCTTTGCGAACCTAAACGTAGGCATCTACAAAAAAATGAAAAATGGGTGCAAAATGCTTTCATGGTGTTTCAAAGATTCTATGAGATACATCAGCACAACATGAAACAAAAAACATATGACGATTTTTGTAATTCACCTTACTATAATGCATTTGTAAAGTTTGGCAGATACATCATGCACATTAACCCTCTGTATCCAGAGAAGTATATAGATTTTGTAATAACTTCCAAAGTTAAACTAGATCACTGGGCACGTGATGATTTGTACGAAACATATCTGATAGCGACTATGAAATCCGAACCGGTGGAGGCCGCACTACAAAGAACTATTGCAACAATGATGGACTGGGCCGAGGAACAAAATGCACAATGGTCAGACTACTTTAGATTAGTAAACACAAACAGAGCAGTGCAACATATTCAACAAGGCAAGATAAGTCCATGGATGTTGCTAGGTTGCTCTGCAGGAAAAAAAATGTTACAATCGTTTAGCGATGAACAATTACAAATGACACAGAGATTTATTAATGCAGAATTTTGGTCTAACAAATTTAAACAATACCCAGCAGACAAAATGTTTGTTAGGGAAACAGCCAAGGAGGCAAAAGTTGAGTAAAATAGATTTAGAAATATCGGATGATTTGCAGTTCGAAGATGGTGACTCATGCGTGATAATAAAGCGAAATGGATCAATTGGTAGAGTGGTGATGCCAAAAATGGATCACCAAACTCTTGGCACTCCTGGCTATAAAAAATTATTAGACGTATTAGAATACTTGCACCCTGGAGCTCGGAATCATTTTATAAATTATAACAAAGGAAAATATCACTAATGGGAAAATATATTAAGACAGCAATGGATGATAGATTTATAAACTCACTAGGTATAGAAGTTTACAAACTTGATCCAAATAACAAAGTTTTAAACACATTGATGAATCTACCAAACTTCGAAGGTGGGGAATTAAAGAAAACAATAAAGGATTACAAAAAGAAAAATGCCTGACGTAGATATAGATTTTTTTGACAGAGACGGTGTACTAAAATTGTTTAAACATGCACCTGCATCTATCATAAAGGATGACAAAATAGAAAAACATAAAACTGGTGTTTACTTTCATGCGGTACCAACTGATCCTATAGATGGCCAAGCCACACTGGATTACAAAAAAGCGGAGGACCGAGGATACTTTAAAATTGATTGCTTGAATGTGAACATATACAAAGATGTTAAGTCTGAGCAAGAACTTGTAGAATTAATGATACAGGAACCTGATTGGGACATGCTCAAAGATGCAAAGACTGTTGAAAACCTTTTCCATTTGAATGGTCATTTCAATATAGTATCTAAACTGGAACCCAAAACAATAGAACAACTCGCGGCTGTATTGGCAATCATACGTCCTGCAAAAAGAGGACTCATGTACAAGGACTGGAAAGATATAATGGAAGAAGTCTGGAACAAACCTGCAGATGGATCATATTTTTTTAAAAAATCTCATGCTATTGCATATGCTCAGGCCATTGTTGTACAGATGAATTTGATCAGCAGAGCTAAATATAGTTTTGATGCAACATCAAAAAAATAAGAAAAAAATCTCCAAACAATCCAAACAAAAATCCAAGCCTTCAAATCGTTCAGAGTATGACAGTTATCAGCCGGATAGTCCCTTAACACAACACTATCTTACAACTGGTGCTATACTTCCTGAAAAAAAGAAGACTAGGTAGGTCTTCTGACTAATTGGATGGTTCTTCTTTTTACCCGTTTCTTTGAAATTTCGGCCAGCTTCACTGTTGGTCCGTGAGCTATTTCTATATCTTTTGAATTCAATGTTTTGAGAGTGTTTCTAAAATACCTAAAATCACCTTTGAGAAAGATATTGATTGGTATTTTTCTATTGGATTCGTACCACCAAATTTCGCCACACTTCAAATATCTCATTTTATCCTGAGGGTTCATTAGACTGCCGTAATCGTAAAAGCTGATCACATTAGCATCTTCGTTTTGTACGATGCCCACAAACTCCATGTCGCCCTTTCTTATAAGGCTTAAAAATGGGAATTTGTCCCTTAACGTGTTAAAAACTTCATTCATTCTCTGTCCATAAATATTGTTAAATATGTACTATGCAAACAATACAAAGGTATTTAATAAAACAGATGGTAATTGTTTACCAAAGTGGTTATCACGGAAGGAATTCAAAAGTGTACGATAGACGACTAACACTACATAGGGGAGTTACTAACCCTCTTACATTTACGTTCAAAAACGAAGATCAGAAAAAACAGGACGTATCTAGCAAAACAGTGGCAAGCGGCAATTACTACCAATTGGATGTGATAGATACAGAATCAAAGAAAGCAGTAATCACAAAAACACTTAAACCAATCGACGATGGAAGCACAGTATCAAAAAAAGGCCAGGCCATGTGTGAGATATCCGATGGTGATTTATTAGGGTTGGATGCCAAATTTTACAACTATTCTATCAAAGAAATCAAAGAAGACGGTAGTACAATAGTGACTTATACCGATACAAGTTATGTTGCAGGTGGCACTATTGAAGTACTGGACGGAGCATATCCACAGTTTGTGGGCAGTAATGAAACATCAACATTCACAGCCAATAATGGTCCACTACCGAGAACATCTTCTGCCATAGATGCAAGACCTGGAATCAATAACAACAAAGCATTACACACAATACAAGTTTACACAACAAATTTTACCGGCACATTAAGAGTGCAGGGCACAATGGAAAGCGACACAAACACAAACAATTGGTTTGATATTACCTTAGATGGCCAAGCAAAACCAGGTGTCGACTTCAGCAGTTCATCTGCTGTCAACTACTACAACTTCAATGGTGTTTACCAACAAGTAAGATTCAGTTGGGGTAACTCATCTGGTAACACTGGTTCAGTTGACAAAATACTTTATAGACAGTAAAATAGTAGAATATGAACCTGATACAGAATACAATTCTGACTTCGTTGCCTAGCGGTAAAAAGAAAACCCCAAGTGGCTGGATAAGTTTCAATGCACCTTGTTGCATACACAATGGCGAATCACAGGACAAAAAGAAACGTGGCGGAATCATGACAGGTGTGGACGGCGCCCTATCTTATCATTGTTTCAACTGTGGATACAAGACATCATACATAATTGGACGTAGGCTAACACAAAAAATGCGAACCTTAATGGGTTGGCTTGGTATACCTGAGGACACAATTAAAAAATTAGCAATAGAGGCCATGCGTGAAGAAGCATCGGACTTCAAATACGAAAAGAAAAAATTTGTAACATTCCAACACAAGAAACTTCCTAAAAATGCACACAACCTAGAAGTTTGGTTGGAAAAGTATTTTGCAAAGGATTTGACTGCACCACAATGGGAGAAGATAAACGGATTACTAGATTATCTCAGAACCAGAGGTATAGGTCCGGATTGGTATGACTTCATGTATTCGCCAGATCAAACCTGGGACGTAGATAAAAGATTATTGATTCCGTTTTATTGGAGAGGTGATGTTGTTGGGTTTACAGGCAGACTGTTTGATGGATCGGATAAAGTAAAATACTATACTGATGTGCAACCGGGCTATGTATTCAATATGGACGTACAAGATTGGTCAAGAAAGTTTGTGTTGGTAACAGAAGGTCCGTTTGATGCAATTACCGTTTCTGGAGTCAGCATACTTGGCTCAGAGATAAATGATGTACAAAGAGAATTGATTAACAATTTAAATCGACAAGTGATAGTTGTTCCTGATAGAGATGCACCCGGAGAAAAGTTAATTAACCAGGCTATAGAATTTGGATGGTCGGTCGCTTTTCCAGAATGGGAAGATGGAGTTGACGATGTGGCCGATGCTGTGTTAAAATATGGAAGACTATTTACTATACAATCTATACTAAAAAGTACAGAATCAAGTAAACTAAAAATAGATTTAAAGAGAAAGATGTATGGCTGATTATAAAGATCAACAACCTGAAGCAAAAAACTATTCGTTCGATGTACAAAAATTGTATATGGAAATGCTGTTAGCAGATGCTGAATCGTTTGCTAGAGCACAGAATATATTTGAACCAAAAGCATTTGATAGAAAACTGCAACCAATTGCAAAATTTATCAAAGACTATATGGACGAATACAAAGTTATGCCAGAGGTAGATATAGTAAATGCAGAACACGATATTAAACTAAAGACAGCAAAAGATTTAGATCCAGCACACTTCAATTGGTTACTAGACGAGTTTGAAACATTTTGCAGACACAAGGCACTGGAACGTGCAATACTTTCATCTGCAGATATGTTGGAACGAGGAGACTATGCACCAGTGGAAGACATGGTCAAAGAAGCAGTGAACGTTGGACTTACAAGAGATTTAGGAACAGATTATTTTGATGATCCTAAAGCAAGGTTGGAGGCTTTAAAAAACTCCAACGGGCAAATCAGCACAGGTTGGGCCAATTTGGACAAGAAACTGTTTGGTGGATTTAACCGAGGAGAACTAAACATATTTGCAGGTGGATCAGGTGCCGGCAAAAGTTTATTCTTACAGAATCTTGCAGTTAATTGGTCACTGGCTGGTTTGAATACAGTTTACATATCGTTTGAATTGAGTGAACAACTTACAGCCATGAGATTGGATGCCATGATGACTAACATTCCAACCAAGAAAGTTTTTCCGGAAATAGATACTGTGGAAATGAAAGTTAAGATGCTGGCAAAGAAAGCAGGAAATTTACAAATCAAATACTTGCCAAGTGGCAGTAATGTATTAGATGTTAGAACATATCTTAAAGAACTAGAACTGAAAACAAAAAAGAAAGTAGATTGTATATTGATAGACTATCTGGATCTCATGATGCCAAAATCAAAAAGAATATCTCCGGCAGATTTGTTTATCAAAGACAAGTATGTTTCAGAAGAACTTAGAAATTTAGTTGTAGAAAAACAATGTATACTTGCAACTGCATCACAGTTGAATAGATCATCTGTAGAAGAAATAGAGTTTGATCATTCTCACATCTCAGGTGGACTATCCAAGATACAGACAGCGGATAATGTGATAGGTATATTCACAAGCCGAGCAATGAAAGAGCGTGGAAGATATCAGATACAGTTCATGAAGACTAGATCAAGTTCGGGGGTAGGACAGAAAGTAGACTTGGAGTTTGATGTTGACAGTTTGAGAATCAGAGACTTGGCAGATGATCCGGAATACAAACAGTTTGACAAACAGAGAAGTACAATATATGATTCACTAAAGCAGACATCTAAAGTATCAGCATCAGATGGTACACCAAAAGATACCGGACCGAGTGTTCCTGATCCTACAAAAGGAGACACAGTAGGCAAAGTCAAAGCCACAGTAGAGGGTGGCAAACTGAGACAACTTCTAAACGAACTGCACTCAGACGAAGAACAATAACCAAAAAACCATTTCCTATAATATACGCAGATAAATATTCCTGTCCAGAGCTTTATGCGAGAGGCGATAACAGGCAAACATAGGCATGAAAAAT